AAACTCAAAAGAAGATTACTGAAAGCCAACAAATCGTAATCTTAAATAATGTCGTTAAAAAGAATTTAAAATCAAACTTTGAGAAATGGCAAAAAGGTGAAATTAATGCTGATGAAGCTTTTAATATTCCTGAAGGATTTATTAACCTTGAAACATTTAAACCAAAGTTAAATAAAAAGACTGGTCAATTAGAAGGTGGATTATCTTTTGAAGGTCTTAAAACTTTCAAATCTTTTTATGATGCAGTTTCTAAAGTTAATAAAGGATTAAATAAAAGAGTTACTGATGAAGCAGTAAGACGTAAAGCTGTAAATGATTATGGTGGAGACGTTAATAAAGTATTTCAAGATTTCTCAAAATTTGCTGACAATGTTCAAAACACTGAAAGCTTAATATTTGCACACGAAGTAGCTTACACTTCTTTGTTAAACGCCTTTCCTAAATTTGTAAGACAATACAAGTCAGGTGGCAGAACTAAAGAAGATATGCAGATGTTTATGTTTATGTTGGAAAATATGACCGTAAACAGCAAAAGAGTTAGAAGTGCCACAGGTAGAAACTTAAGAGTTTACCAATTAACAAAAGATGAATTTGCAAAAGGAAAAGAAATTGAACAAGAGTTTCTAAATTCTAAAAATGCTTATTTAAACTTTGGTGGTGGTGAAAAAGCTTTTGATGATTTTCTAGACAGAATGGCTCGTGCAGATAGCCCAACAGTTACAAGACAAGTTTTAAACTTTGCATTAAAAAATAAAGCTTGGAATGTTGCCAACGAAGTATGGATTAATGCACTTTTATCTTCACCTAAAACACAATTAGTAAACGCATTATCAAATGGTGTTGTAGGATTATTAAGACCTTTAGAAGATGCTATTGGTAACAAAGCTTCAGAATTAATTTCAAAAGGCGATGTAGAAAAAGCAAAAGTTTATAAGAGAAACTTTGAAGAAAGCATAGATAGATATGCAGGAATGGTAGAGTACTTAGGTACTGCTGTTAAATATACTAAAGTTGCTTTTAAAAATGGAGAATTAGTTCTTCAATCAAAAGACGCAGGAGCATCTAAATTAGATACAGCTACCGATAAAGCTATTAAGAATAAGTTTTTAGGTGGTGCTGTAAGATTACCTTCAAGATTTCTAAACGCAGGTGATGAGTTCTTTAAACAAATTAACTATAGGTCTAAATTAAAATCACAAGCTATTAGAGAAGCAAAATTAGCAAACCTTAAAAATAAAAAAGATATTCAAGAATTTGTAGATGAGTACATCAAACAAGGTTATGACGAAACAGGTTTAAGAGGAACTAACGAAGAAGCATTAAGATATGCTGAAGAAAATACTTTTACTAATGAGTTAGTAGGATTTACAGATAGATTTTCTGATTTAGTAAATTCTTATCCAGTATTAAAACAATTCTTTCCATTCGTTAAAACACCAACCAATATTGCAAAAGCTGTAGCAGACAGAACACCTTTGGCATTATTTTATAGAGGTGCTGATATATTTGGAAGGTCAGGTGACCCAGTTGCGATTGCAAAAGCTAGAGGTCAATTAGCAGTCGGAAGTATTCTTTTAGGTACAGCTTATACATTTGCTAAAATGGGAATGATTTCAGGTCAGACTGGATATTCGGGTGATAAGCCTTTAAATAAATTTAAAGATGCAGAACTTCTTAGACTTAAGAAATCAGGATTAGGATTTAGACCTTATTCAATCAAATTATCAAATGGTGTTCAGATACCTTTTGGACAACTAGACCCAATAGGTGCTTTATTCGGCATAATGGCAGATTTCGTTCAACTTCAAGAACAAATGACTGAAGCTGAAATAGAAAGATTTGGTGCTGATATGAATTTAGTGATGTTGAATAATGGGGGTAAAAATCCATTAGATTTTGGTCAAAAAGCACAAATATTTTTAGGTGCAGGTGCAAACGCAGTTAGAAGAAATATATTTAGTAAAACTTATTTAAGAGCATTAACAGACATTACTGATGCTATGATGAGTGAAGACGAAAGAACTTTACAAAGATGGTGGTCAGGAAAAGTAGGAAGTTTTGTTCCTAACATTTTAAGAAAATTTGTTAATGACCCATACTACAGAGATGCAACAACTGTATTAGAAGAAGTAAGAAATAGAACTGGTTTTGGGCAACCTTCATCACCTAGATACAACGCTATTGGTGAAGCACACAAAGACAGTGATGGTTTTGTTAAAAGATTTTTCAAAAATGCAATTAATCCTTTAGGAACAACTAAAATTAAAAAAGATATTGTTGCAGAAGAAATTATAAGATTAGGAGTAGGTTTAACTAATATTCCTAAATACAATAATCTTGTTGAATATCCTCAATTCAAAAAAGGTAATATGTCAGCTTATGACAGGATTAATCAAATTCAATCTACAATTAAAATAAACGGAAAGACTTTAAGAGAAGCTTTAGAAAATGAGATTGGAAAAGAAAGTTATAAAAGATTAGGTGAACCCATCACAATTGGTAAAGGAATGACTGATGAAGGTGGCAAGGTTCAAAGATTAAAATTTATTCACGAAATGTATAAACAAAAAGCCTTTAGAGAATTTGAAGGTGAAAAGAAAGATTACAAGTCTACTAAAAATGAAAAGCTTTCTTTAAAAGATGCAGAAAAAGTTAATGAAAAAAATAACACTACAATTAGCAGACCTAGAAGACCTGATACTAAATTAAAGTTACAACCACTCTACAACTTCGGAAATTAATATATGCCAACATACTACGCTCAAGTCTCCTACACAGGAGATGGGTCTACTACCCAATATGCTATTACTTTTGATTACATAGACAGTACTCACGTAAAAGCTTATTTAGATGGTATAGCAACTTCAGCATTTACAGTTTCTTCATCTACATTAACTTTTACAACTGCACCTGCAAATGGTGTCACTGTTAGAATTGAAAGAGAAACACCTATTGATGCACGATTAACTGATTTTACAGATGGCTCTGTCTTAACGGAAGCTGACTTAGACCAATCAGCTAATCAAAACTTTTATGTTGCTCAAGAAATTACAGATGACCAAGAGAATAATTTACAGTTAGATACTGATGATAAGTATGATGCAGGTAACAAAGTAATTAAAAATGTAGCTGACCCAGTAAATAATACTGATGCTGTAAACAAACAATTTATATCAACAAATTTACCAAACATTACTACAGTAGCAGGAATAGCATCTGACGTTACAGACGTAGCTAATATTGCTAGTGATGTAACTGCTGTTGCAAATGATGCTACAGACATTGGTGTCGTATCTTCAAATATTTCTTCAGTTACAACAGTAGCAACAAACATTAATGATGTTATTGCAGTAGCTAATGATTTAGCGGAAGCAGTTTCAGAAGTAGAAACTGTTGCAAATGATTTAAACGAAGCAACTTCAGAGATTGATACCGTTGCAACCAATATTACAAATGTAAATTTAGTTGGAGACGATATTGCTAACGTCAATACAGTTGCAGGTGATATTTCAAATATAAATTCTGTAGCAGGTAATTCTACAAACATTAATGCAGTTGCTTCTAATGAAACAAACATCAATGCTGTAAATACAAATTCAACAAATATAAATACAGTTGCAGGTGCAATCTCAAATGTTAATGCAGTTGGAACAGATATTGCCAACGTAAATTCAGTAGCTTCAAATTTATCAGGAGTTAATAGTTTTGCAGAAAGATATAGAATTTCAGCTACAGCACCAACAACATCATTAGACGTTGGTGATTTATACTTTGACACAACTGATGGAGTAATGAAAGTTTACTCATCAGGTGGGTGGATAAACGCAGGTTCGGCAGTAAATGGTACTGCAAATAGGTTTAAGTACACAGCTACAGCATCACAAACAACATTTACTGGTGCAGACGATAGCGGAAACACACTTGCTTATGATGCAGGTTATTTAGATGTATATTTAAACGGAGTTAAAATTGTAAATGGTTCTGACTTTACAGCAACCAATGGAAGTTCAATAGTATTAACTACTGGTGCAAGTGCTTCAGATATTCTTGAAGTAATTGCTTATGGAACTTTTGAATTATCTAACTTCAGTATTACTGATGCAAATGATGTTCCTGCATTAGGTTCAGCAGGTCAAGCACTTGTTGTTAATTCAGCAGGTACTTCTTTAGAATTTGCAAATGCTTCTTCAGCAGAAGTTTATGGATTTCACAAAGATAGTAATGGAGACTTAATAGTCACTACTACTAATCAAGGTGATGACGACATTTCTCAAAGTGATTACGCCAACTTTGATGATGTTTTATTTAGTGCGAGTGGGTTTACCTTCTCAATCTCAAATGGCGAACTAATAGCTACAATCTAATAAGGAGAAAAATAAATGGCTACAATTAACTTAGGCAGTATTAAGTTCAAATGGCAAGGAGCTTATAATGCAGGAACAGCTTATACAGTAGATGACGTTGTATCTTACAATGGTTCGTCATACATTTGTATTCTAGCTAGTACAGGTAACTTGCCAACCAATGCTACTTACTGGGAACAGATGTCTCAAAAAGGTACTGATGCAGATTTATTGTCTGTAGCAGGAACACAATCAGGCGACTTATATTTTAATAATTCTGGTACGATTGATAGACTTGCAATCGGTTCAGCAGGACAAGCACTTAAAGTAAATTCTGGTGCAAATGGTTTTGAATTTGGAACAGCAGGTGGTATTTTACAAGTTAAACAAAAAAGAAGTGGTGCAACAGCAGTAGGAAGCACAGAAATTGATAATAATAATTTCACTAGTGGTCTTAATGTTTTGGAAGTTGCAATAACACCTTCTTCAGCTTCTAGTTATCTTTGGGTGACAGGAATGTTACACATACACCACGTATCAGATTATGAAGGTTATTGGTGGCTAACATATCACGTAGCAGGTGGTTCAGAAAAAATGATTGCAGGTAATGCAAACACATCAAAACGAAGAACAGGTAGAGTATCTGGAGGTTCTCAAGCAGGTGGTAATATGACTGGTTCACATGCGTTAGACATAATGTTTGCACCTAATACTACAAGTGAGGTCACTATAAGATGTAGAATAGCAACATCACTTGCTTCTACCCCAACGTATTTTAATAGAGACGTAAACAATACTACAAATGATGATGATGGTGGTAATACACTTTCAACATTAACAGTTAGTGAAGTAGCAGGTGGTATCTCACCAAATATTTCAGACGACACAGTATATGAAGGAGTTTAATAATTATGAATAGAAAACAAATATTAAATAACACAACTTACTTAAAATTATTTTTTGAGGATTATTTAAAAAACTCGGATAACACTTCTAGGTCAATAGATATTTATGATGGAGAAATTGTTAAATGGGAAAATGCTGATGTTGAAAAACCAACAGACGCACAAATAGAAGCTTGGAAAGATACAGTACAAACAAGATATACTAACTCAAATGTTCAAGGTGACAGAAGAATAGCATATCCTCAACTTGGTGAAAGTTTAGACAAACTTTGGCACGATATTGATAATGGTACTTTAGATAAAACAGGTGAGTTCTATACAGCAATGAAAGCTGTAAAAGACAACAATCCTAAATCTTAAAATCGTAGGAGAAACTTAATATGACAAAAGCTAGAGATATATCTAGTCTTATCGGTTCTAGTGGACAGATAGATAATAATAAAATCACACTAGATGCTAATGAGATACCTGCTTTAGATACAGCTAAAATTACAACAGGTACTTTTGCTGATGCTAGAATAAGTCAATCTAGTGTTTCACAACACGCACAATCATTTGACGATAACAAAATTGTTAATGATATTTCTACACTTGCTTTAAGACAAGCTAGTGATGCAAATAGAAGTGCTTACAATACCAACTCACAATCAGTTGATGTATTCCAAGATGATACAGGCATTGATACGACTACTAATGCTTCAAGAACAAGTGATGAATATGTTGCAACTATCTACCAAGCAGTTGGACAATTTACAAATGACAGTAATACAGTTTTATTATTACATGGCGATAATAACTTAACTGACAGTTCTTCTAATGGAATAACAATAACTAATAATGGTTCAGTAAGTTTTGATAGTTCAAATAAAAAATTAGGAACACACGCATTTTCTTTTGATGGTGTTGATGATTATTTATCTACACCAGATTTAGAAACAGTTGATAATTCTGTTACAGCACCAAGCACAGGTAATTACACATTTGAAGGTTGGTTTAAATATATTCAAACCTCATTGACTAATACTGATAGACTTTGGTCTATTGGAAATAGTGGAACACCATTTAGTGGAAGCACATCAGTTGTTTCTGTTGGTAGACCACCAAGTGGAAATGAAACAGAAATAAATTTATGGGGATATAATCCTGCTGTTAATTGGAATGTTTCTATTGGTTCTTGGGATACAAATTGGCATCATTATACTGCTATGAGAGTAAGTGGAACAACTTATTTCTTTTTAGATGGAGTTCAAAAAGGTTCAACATCAGATTTTGAAGATAACCTATTTTTACAAGATGGTAATATTTTTATTGGTGCAAGGTCTGGTGCAAGTGCGGAATTGTTTTATGGTTATGCAGATGAAATTAGATATTCAAATACAAATAGATATTCAACAGGTGCAAATGGTTCAACTCAATTTACACCTAATTTAGTTTCACAAACAAACGCAACAGGAAACTTTACAGGCACAACAATAACTGCACCATCAAGTGTATCTAGTATGGGTGCTATTATCACTTACCAAGACAACGCAGGAACTAACGCATTAAACTCAGATATAGTTTTACAGTTATCAGCAGATGGTGGTTCTAACTATTCAACTGCTACACTTACTGCTTTACCAGATTTTTCTACAGGTATTAAAATGGCTAAAGTAAATGACTTAGCTGTAACAGCAG